GTGATGGCGATGAGATCACTTCCGGCAACTACCGCTTGTTCCCGCGCAATGACAATCCAAAATGGATGATTAAGCTGGACGAGTCGCAATCTTGGGAATGGAGCGACGGTGACAGCGAAGTCTCAATCGCAGGCACGTGGGGTTATTCTGCCACACCGCCTTTGGACATTCAGCACGCTTGCGTGAGGTTGACCGCGTTCTTGTACCGGCAAAAGGACACTTCAGCTGACATTGACCGCCCGCTTATCACGGGTGACGGCGTGACTATTATGCCTTCGTCATTGCCAACCGATGTAACCAGAATGCTGGATCGCTACAAAAGGCGGATTGTATGAGCGTGATTACGAACGTCTACGATGCGCTTGAAGCTGTGAGTGTGACGACTACCAGCGGAGTTACGCCGGAAGTCTACAATCTTGACGCGCTCCCTGAATCCATTACCACAGCGCACTTGCCTTGCCGACTGCTACTACCTATAGGGGGCAACCCTACAGAAGCGTTAGAAGGGCAATTTATCGCCATAGGAACGGCTGTGACGGTGGTTTGGCAGGTTAGCGATTTGATGCTCTGGCAGGCAAGCGAGCAGGGCTTAGGCTTGCGTGAGTTTGCGCCGGAGCTGGTTGATTATTGCGGGAAATACGTGGACGCTATGAGAACGTTCAAATGCCCGTACACGAACTCGGTATTAGAAGGCTTTTCTGTGACACCGGGTGAATATGAATGGCCGAGAGGCTCTGGCAGATTTTACGCCGGCGTTTTGGCTCAACTGAACATCAAGGAGGTGTTGAGTGGCGGATAAAACAAATAAGGTTTCTGACCGCATTACTGTTTACGCTTATGTACCTTGCAAAGGGTACATGATTGATTTACCGGCTCGTGATATGAGCCTGGAAGAATGGGAGTCTTATCCCAAAGAATTGAGAGATGCCGCTTTGAAACAGGGGCTCTATTTAGTAAGTAAAACCAAAAAAGAGGTAAAAGATGCTTAACGCACACAATGTTTTACAACGCGGCGCACAAGGATCAGGCTTTGGGACTGCCAATGCAACCGCAACCGCCAAGCTTCAAAGTGTCAGCAGCTTCGCGCTGAATCCTGACTTGCAGACACGCGCCCTATCACAGCTTCGGGGCACGCTTGCTCCGACCCATCAAACCACACTGGACCATTACGCTTCAAGCGCCACCTTTGAAGTGGCTGACGAGAGCTTTGAAGACGTGAACTATTGGCTGGATTCCCTATTCAGCGCGGCAACTCCGGCCGGTACCACGGGTTCTTACACCCGCGCTTATGCTGCTCCGACTACGGATGAAGTTACACCGACTTTCATGACCTTGCAATGGGGGCAATCGGGCGAAGTCTGGCAAATGCAGGACGCTTCGGTTGCTACTCTGACATTGAGCGGGTCCAACAACACAGGCGTTCAGGTTGGTGGATCACTTCTCGGCGGCAAAGTGCTGGCAGGCACGCTGGCTTCAGGACTAACAGACCGGGCTGGGACACGAATGTCTGGCTGTTCTGCTACGGTTGCCATTGACGCTTGGAGCGGCACGATGGGTGCTACTGCTCTGGCTGACTCTGCCTTCGCTTGGGAATTGACAATCAATACCAACCGGCAATACCGCTCTTATCTGGGTGAATGCACGCCTTCCAATTGGAACGACCAGAAATGGAACGGACAATTGCGCTTGAGCGTGGAATTGAACGATACCACAGACGACCAGTTGATCGCCATGTTCGCGGCTACCAACACAATCTTGGAGCGCCAGGTTGAGATCAAGTACACCAGCGGAGGCTTAGTCTTCCAGATTCAGTTTGCTGGACACACGATGCAAGCGCCACAGTTATTCCAGGACAAGAACGGCGTAATGACCTACGACTTGGTACTGGACGGCGTGTACCATCCCACCTTTGCCAACTGGCTGAAGATCAATACAACTTCTGCTATTGACGTTCTGGTTTAGGAGTCTTGATGGAGTTTACTCACGATAAGTTTGGCAAGTGCGTTCTAAAATCCCTTACCCAGAAGATGCTGGAGGATTTTCACCTCGACATGAAGGGCAAGGAAAATCAGCCGTTGTCGGTGTGGCGTGGGGATAGCGTTAGGGCGGCTGTGAAGCAGGAGTTTCTGCTTGAGCCGAAGTGGACGTTGGAAGACGTGGATAACGCGAATCCAGGACATATTATCTGGCTGGCTGATTGTATTGCCAAACTATTTAGCGAGGCGATGCACCTTGACCCTTTATCCTGATAGCCGCTGCCGACTTTGCGGCTGGAAAAGGTGAAATGCCGCGATTGCTTGAGCTCGCGCTTGAATGCGAAGAATATCAGTCTTTGCCTTACTCCGGTGGCGTTATGGAACAACCGGCGGGCTTATTGCGCAAGTTGAGACAGGTCGGCAATGTATACCGGGCGTTCCGGGAATATGAGCGCAAAGGCAACGTGCCGGGTGAAAGCGCAAAGTGGAAAAAAGAGCACACCGATATTTGGAACATCGTAAGCCAGGTGAATGAATTGAGAGTGAAGAATGGCTAACCTACAAATTGTGATTAGCGCGCTGAATAAAGCCAGCGGTGACCTGAACAAGGTCAAGCAGGATATATCCGGCATAAAAAATGAAAGTGAAACAGGCGGCGGCGCAGTTGAAGGCTTTGGCGGCAAGCTCGAAGGCTTGATGGGCAAGGCTCTCATAGTCGCGGGTGCTGTGGCTGGGGTTGCCGCTGCTATTGGTGAAGTCTACGAGTCAGCCAAAGAGGCCGCCGAGCTTGACTATGCCAGAGATAAATTTGACGCGCTTTCAGAGGCAATTGGGACTACTTCGAGCCTTTTATTGAATGACATGCGTGACGCCACTTCCGGGCTGAAAAGCGATGCGGAATTGATCGAAGGCGCAGGGCAAATAATGGCGCTGGGTTTGGCCGACTCTCATGAAGAAGTGTTGAGGCTTGCGACTGTGGCAGGTGAACTCGACATGAACATGAATCAGCTTGTTCTAACGCTCACAAATCAAACTACCATGCGCTTTGACGCTTTAGGTGTAAGCGTGGCCGGCTTTGACGAAAAAGTGAAGGCGTTAGAAGCAAGCGGCATGAGCGTAAGCGAGGCTTTTTCTGAAGCGTTTTTACAACAGGCTGAAGAACAGATACTCAAAGTTGGAAGCGTAGCTGATAGCGCAGTTGGCAGTTTTGCCCTTCTTGAAGCTGGCATAAAAAACTTAGGGGATGCCTCAAAAGCGAACCTGCTTGACACAGTTGAACCCGCAATTTCAGGTATTGCCAAATGGATGTCCGAGTTAGGAACTGCATCCCAAAACGAAAATATCTTCAAAGATATGGTCTCTCAAATGGAAGCGGCGGGGTTGAGCACTCTATCTTTCAAACAGGCCGTTTACGAGTTGCGCGGTGAAATGGGCAACATTAAAGACACCGAAAGATTTGCGGCTCTGCTTGCAGAGGAAGAAGAAAAAATGACTCGGTTGAAAACAAAGACCGATGAATGGGCTTCTTCAAACTATGAAGGCGCGGCTGCTGCCAGAGAAGCAAGCGCGGCGGTGGACGCGATGGCTGGCTCAACTGATGAATTAGCAGAGGAAACGGCAAAAGCGGCAGAGGAACAGGCAAAACTGGCGGCTCAATTTGAAGGCATTACTGCTCTTGACACTAATTATAGGGGCATTATAAGCACGGCTCAAAAGTTTACCACCACTCTTGAAGAAATAGAAAAACAGCAGGCATTATTAGCCGATCCTGATTTAGGCGAAGAAGAATACGATAACGCCAAAGCCAAAATAGAAGAATTACAAGGCACGATGGAACAGCTTGCCAACCAAATAACGCTTGACATGTTCCAGGCGACCATTGCTATCGGGGGTGTAACTGAAGCGGAGTTTTCTGCTTATATGAACCTGGCTATTGACATGGGTACGATGTCTGCAGAAGGCGCTCAAGCCGCAATAGACGCTTATGGCAATGCTATTTCTTATATCAATGGGTTAGAAATTGACGAAAAAACCGGCAATGTGGTGCTGGAAGTTGACGACAGCGCGGTTAGAAGTTGGAGCGCGCCAACCAAAACAGGCACGGTGCATTATCAAACAAGAGGGGAGTTTGCTAAAGCCGTTGGCGGCGCGGTCTACGGGGGCAACCCTTACACCTGGCAGGAGTACGGATACAAAGGCGAGCTATTTGTACCATCCAGCGACGGCTTTATTATGAGCCGGGCGGATGCGGAACGGGCTTTGAGCAAAGCGCTCACGACTGGCGGGGACGGTATGGACGCGGAGGCTATCGGCAAGGCGGTTGCAAAGGCAATAGCGAACGTGGTAAGTGGAAAGAGCGGAGGCGGGAACGTCTACAACCTGACAATGCCGACGAGTTCCAACCCGGCGGACGTTAGGACAGCATTCGAATTAATGGAGGCGTGGGGCGCATGACAGCACCAGTTTTAGCACATAAGAAGTTTTATATCATCAAGCCGGCGGCTGGCACGAACCAGATCAAGAACCCGCGCTTTGGGCCGCCTGACTTTGTAGAGGATTGGCTTCCTTACGGTACTGGCGTGACTATCGAAGAAACCGGCGATGAGCAGCGATTCGCTTCGTACTCCATGCAGGTCAACACCGCGACCGGCGTGAAGAGTTACGCTGTATATATTAACGTAACCGTCACAAATGGCGATGACTACACCTTTTCCTGCTATGTGAAAGGCACGGCCGGACAGGCAATGTCCCTTAACATTACTAATTCAGCGAGTGCCATTAAGGGGTCAACATCATTTACGACCACTGGTTATTGGCAGCGACAAGAGGTAACGATTACAGCGGCGGAAAATGCTTCTAACTACCGTCTGGAAGTTGTCAGAGACGCGGTCGCTTCGACCGACCCCTTCTACGTTGACGGCGTGCAGTTCGAGCAGGCTTCCGCAGCGACCACGCTCATTGAGGGCTACATGGAAGGCTGTCGCTGGGAAGGCTACGCCCGCAACTCAAGCTCCATCCGCTCCGCGCAATACCGCAAGGGCGGCGAGATTGTTGATCTATCCGACTATTGCGAGATTGTTCAGGTGACCGGCTTGGGTCACGGTGACTGGAATCAAATCCTGACTAAAATGACGAGCGGCGGGGATATGTACCAAACGCACACCCGTAAGAGCCGTAACTTCTCGATTGTGGTTGACTTCACCGGAAACAGCTTGAGCGAGATTGAGACTAACCGCAAGGCTGTGATTGACCTTATCCGCCCTGACTTGCTAACCGGGCAAGAGATGATAGTACGCTATCAGGGCGTTGACGTGAACGGCGATGAAGCGACCAACCCGGTTGACATCGTTTGCGTGCCCTTGCCCGCCACTCTGGTTGATACGCCTGACCTGCCGAGTTACCAACGAGCCGTCTTGAACTTCACGATTCCGTCGGGCTTGCTTCAGGGCGCTTACAACGAAGGGGCAGAGTTGGATTGGATTGCTGACTTCCCGGCGGAATATATTGTCAGGCGCGACCCGGAAGGCCATTGGTATGAAGACGTAAGTGCGGGCGTGTGGAATAACCCGATGGAAGGACAGGGAACGGATAATGGGTTGCGCGGCACGGTTGCTTGCATGGCAGAAGGTCCGGATGGGAAAATATATGCCGGTGGTAGCTTCATAAATGCGGGTGGAGTTACAGAAGCTGATTATCTCGCAAGGTGGAATCCGGTATCCGAAGAATGGGAAGCGATTGTCAGCGGCATTAACAATACAGTTTTTTCTATGGCTTTTGATGCAAACGGTGATTTATACATTGGAGGTGCTTTTAATAACGTTGGTTCAACTGCAATAAACTACATATGTAAAATCACAGATATATATGGCACACCGACGGAAAATACACTTGGGACTGGAACAAATGGTAATGTTTACTCAATCGTAATTGCACCAAATGGCGATGTTTATGCGGGCGGCGATTTTACGCTTGCTGGTGCTACCGCAGGAACGTCCAAAATAGCAAAATGGGATGGGGCGGATTGGAATGCGTTATCTACTGGGTTAAATGGTAAAGTTGAAACGCTCGCAATTGCACCAAATAATGACTTATATATTGGTGGTATATTCACAGATACTGCTTACCCTTATTTGTGTAAATGGGACGGCACGTCATTTTCAGCCGTTGGCACAAATACAGATATAGATAATCATGTTTATGCGTTAGCTTTTGGCTCAACGGGTCATTTGTATGTGGGCGGGGCATTCACAAACGCAGGAGGGAATGCCAACGCAGATTACATCGCACAATGGAGCGGCACAAGTTGGAAATCATTAGGAACCGGCACAAATGACAATATTTACAATATAGATGTTTATTCTGGTAAGGTATATGTTTCAGGTTCTTTTACTACAGCCGGTGGCTTGACACTTACAGACCGAGTGGCTGTTTACTCAAATGGCGCGTGGCAACCGCTGGATATTGACCTGCCAGGCACGGGGATTGTCTACTCAATTTTGTCCGCTTCAGATGGCTCACTATATGTTGGTGGGGCATTCTCAACCGTAGGCGAAGACCCTGACGAGAACGCCGAATGTGCAAACTTTTCAGACCGAGTCTATGAAATTGGCGTGGCAAGTGCATCGGCAAACACCTATCCATTCATGCAAGTTCGTGGACCGGGCACGCTCAAGGCTATTACCAACTATTCGACTGGCAAGTCGATTATGTTCGACGGGCTGACTTTGAACGCTGGGGAACACATCAACCTTTACTTTGATCCGCTTGATTTGAAGTTCGAGAGTGTTTGGTCTGGCAGGGGCAACCTGATGCGCTACGTTGTACCAGGCTCGGATTACGGGGATTTTTACCTGATGCCGGGAAGCAACTTGCTCTCGCTGTTCATGACCGATTCATCAACTACCGATTCAGGCGCGTTCATGAGTTGGACTCCTTTATTCTGGGGCATTGACGGGGCGCTGTTATGAGATACGAGTTAGTCTGGTACACGCACGAGGGCGTTAGAAAAGGCGTTATTCAAGCGTTCAATTCGCTCGAATACATCAAAACGCAGAACGCAATAGGCTCGCTGGTTGTCAACCTGCCGCGCGGGCTGTTGCAATACGATCAGTTCTCGGTGGGGGATATATTCGAGGTGTGGCGCGAGAAGGGCGGCGTGCTGGAGCTTCAGAACGAAACCGCCTACTTTTTGCAGAACTGGGAGTTTTGGACGGACGGCGATGGGGCGGAGTACATAAGGCTGACCGCCTTTGACGCAAACTGGCTGCTCGACACAGCTATTGTTTGGGCTTACGCTGGCAGCACGAATGCATCAATGACCGACAACCCTGATGACATGATGAAAACAATTGTAGCGAATGAATTAGGCATATCGACGTCAGTAGCAAGCCGTGAAAAACTAACGGTTGCACCTTACTTAGATGCAGTACATCCCGTAATTACAAAAGCCTTTGCTTACCGGAACGTTCTAACTGTGCTACAAGAGATAGCAGAAGTTGCAAATGAGGCTGGAGTTTGGCTGGGCTTTGATGTGGTAAGGACTGCGCCGGGTACATTCGAGTTCCGCACTTACACCGGGCAACGAGGGCAGGATCACGGACGCGCTTCAGGCGATCCAAGACTTGTCGGCAGGCAATACGGCAACTTGAGCGAGGCGACTTTCGGTACTTACCATGCGGACGAGCGGAATGTGGTTTATGTCGGCGGGCAGGGTGAAGAAGACGCGCGGGTACTGGTTACAAGGTCTAACCCTACCAGATATTTGGCAAGCAAGTGGAACAGGCGCGAGTACTTCAAAGACAGCCGGGACGACTCTACAACCGCCGCTTTGGAAGCCGACGGTGACGCCGCCTTAGACGAGTTCAGACCGAGACAAGTGCTGACCGGCACTTTGCACGACACGCCGGGTATGCAATACAACATCCACTACCAGTTCGGCGACATCTTGAGCGTGGAAGCTTTTGGCTATCACGTTGACTGCCACGTTGGAAGCGTGAGGGTGAGAGTGGATCAAGACGGCGGTGAGCAACTTGACGTGAGACTGAGAGGCGAGTTATGAACTTTGACGAGAAAGTTGTAGACCGTATAAAGAAGCTTGAGCGGGAAGTGGAAAGACTAAGGGTGAAAGAATCGCCGGGCGCTTGGCTGGCTTACACGCCCACATTCACCGCAGGAACAGGTACATTTGCAGATACCACCGGCAGCACTGGCAAATACTGTACTATCGGCAAAGTAATGCACATCGCTATTTATTTCAAGGTTGTAGACAAAGGAACTGCAAGTGGGGTGTGGTATTTCTCGCTCCCAAGCGGAACAACGTGCTCTGTTTCGTCTGCTGGTTATGGGCGTGAGATTATATTGACTGGCAAGATGCAGCAATTAATAATCCTTTCATCCGCAACTACTGTGGCTGTTAGAAATTATGACAATACAAGCTCAATTGAAACCGGGCACGCCTTCATCTGTAACATAACGCTGGGAGTCTAAGCATGAAACCAATAATCGACATTTCATTCTGGCAAGCGCCACTCGCTATTGACTACGACAAGTTAGCCGAACAGGTTGATGGCGTGATATTGAGAGCGGCTTACGGCACAAGTAAAGACATTCACTTCGAGCAGCATTACGCCGAGCTATCAGCACGGGGCGTGCCTTTGGGAGCGTACCACTATTTGATCGGCTCGCAGTCCATGAGCAGGCAGGCGGTGGCGTTCGCTACGTTCCTACAGAATAAGGAACTCAAGATCGGAACATGGATGGATGTAGAAGACACCCGCCCTGGAACAAAGTTGTATCGAAACCAAGTTCTGGAGTACGCCGCTTTGCTTCCTGAGGCTGGAATCTATACCAGCCGCTCACGCTGGCACGAGATAATGGGAGGCGCATATTTGACAGACCGCAAACTTTGGGTGGCGCACTATACCACCGCTTCACAGCCTTTGATGCCAGTCGGCTTTAGCTCTTATTGGCTCTGGCAATACTCAAGCACAGGCAGGCTTGACGGTTACGCTGGCAACCTGGACATGAACCGCTTCGGTGGGAGTGAGCAGGAATGGCTGGCTTGGATCGGTGAAGAAGAAGAGCCAGAACCTGAACCTGAACCAGACGAACCATTGTTCCAAGCGAGGGTGTACAGTTGGGCAACGCCTTACGTGAACGTGAGAGCCGAACCTTCATTGAGCGCAGGCAAAGTTGGCTTCAAGTATCCGCTTGCCGTGACCGATGTTATGAGCACGGTGCCTGACTGGTACGAAGTTCCTGAAGGCTGGATGATGAGCAGTTTCTTGGAGCGGCTGGATGATGAGCCGCCTGTAATATCGACAGGTAAATACTACGGCGCATTGTACTGGCAACGTGACCCACGCTGGAAGGACAAGCCACTCGGTACATCAGGCACAATCGGCTCTTATGGGTGCGTGATGACAGCAGAAACAAACGCACTGAACCAACTTGGCATTAAGACTAATCCCGTTGCCAACAACGCTTGGCGTACAGAAAATAATGGCTATCACA